GGCGATCGTCGTGGCAGTGGTGGCCCGGGATGTGGCGTCCCGGGCGCCTGCCGACCCTTCTGACTGGCTCACGCGACGGCCTGCGTGACGCCGAGCAGCTCCAGCAGGTCCGCCGTGATGACCCGGTCGGAGTTCCCGATACGGAGGATGCGGACCGGGAATGCGCCCGTCCGGATCAGCTCGTACCCCTTCGTGCGCCCGATGCCGAGCGCACGGAACGCGACGAGTGGACCGACGGTCGCTGGCAGGTCGAGAAGCTCGTCGCGGCTCATGCCTGACATGCGATCAACTCCTGTTGTCTCATGAGATGACAGTCATGCCGAGGTTGGGCGCAATCTGCCATCTGTTCAGATCATGACTCCGCTCATCGCAAGATGTCAAACCGGGCCACATCTGCGTGCTACTGTCAGCTGGTGAGACAAGAGGAGTGGTCAGTACGGCTCGTGCGCGTCATCGCGCAGGAAGTCCGCAGGCACCGCGACGCGCAGAAGATCAGCGCTCAGCAGCTAGCCGATCGGTGTACCGATCTGGGGCTGCCCATCAAACGGTCGGTGATCGCGAACCTGGAGACAGGTCACCGGGAGACCGTGACCGTGCCGGAACTCCTCGTTCTGGGCGCGGCGCTCAACGTGTCGCCGGCGCTGCTCGCTATCCCGGTGGGACGTTCCGAATCAGTCGAGATCCTCCCCGAGCTCGACGTCCGGGACCGCCCAGGTCAGCCCCGGTCCCGGGTTGCAAGCGGTCCCGGGTCAACCCGGGACCGCCGATGAACCGGGACCGCCATCTACCTGCGAAGTCCCGGAAGTCCCGGGAGTCTCACGGGAAAGCAGGTCCGCATGACTGGGTCCCGGCGCCGCTCCCCAGCGCCGGGCGACGACCCCAACGCCGCCATCCAGGCAGTCCAGCTCGACGCGATCCTGACCGATCCGAACGCCGCCGCGATCGTCGAGGGCGTCCGAGCTCGGACACCGACCGCGCTCCGCGACCAAGGCGACGCGGCGGCGTTCGACCTCTTCACCCGCCTCGACCGTCACGCGCTGCGCACCACCGGCACCCACGCCCAACAGCTCCGCCTCGCCGACGTCCCCGACTGGTTTCGGCTCGGACTCGCCGCCGAGGTGTCCCGCTGGGTCAACGGCACAGTGGCAACCTGCGGGTGGCGGGCAGCTGGGGCAGCCGGCGTACTCGTCGCTGTCGAGTGGCTCTGCGGTCATGTCGCGGTTCCCGTCCCCCAGGGTGTTCCAACCTGTTGGGTTCGGCCCGAGCTCACCTGGCGTTACCGAACATGAGCGCGCCGGCACCGGCCTGATACCTCAACTTCATTGTCGCTGGTCAGGGGGTCGCTGTGACAGGACCCGAACTGGTGGAGGCGTCACCGGAGAAGCTGGCTCGCCTGCAGCGGATGCGCGCCGAGCTTGCCGAGCTGGAGCGGAAGCTGGCGGCGAAGGCCCCACCTCGCCCTCGGCCGTGGCACGAGCAGGCCCGCCCCGAGCAGCTGCCGCCGCCGGGGGACTGGGACATCTGGCTGTACCTCGCCGGCCGCGGCTGCGTCGCCGCTGGCACGTTGATCTATCTGCCGATCGAGGACCGGCACGTCCCGGTCGAGGATCTCGCCCGCGCTGGCCGGTCGGTGACGGTGCTGTCGCTGACCCCGGACGGGCCGCTGCCGGCGGAGACCGCTGGCGCGCCGTTCGTGAAGGGCCACGCCGAGCTGTACGACGTGGTGTTCAACGACGGGTCCCGGATCACGGTGACCGACGAGCACCGGTTCCTCACCAGGTGGGGCTGGTTGCCGCTGCCCGCTGTCGGTGTGGGTCTGTTGCAGGTCGCGGCGGGTGCCCCGTCGAATGTGCCGGTTCCCTGGCGGGGCGCGCCAGAAGGGTCGCGTTGGTCGTGGGGTGCGCACCGGCTCCGCGGTATCCGGCCGGAGAAGACGCCGCTGGTCGACGCCGAGGGTGTCAAGTGGGTGTACGTCTCGTCGATCACCCCGGCAGGGCGTGGCGCGTTCTACGACCTGCGGGTGCCGGGTTGGGACAACTACGCCGCGAACGGGCTGTGGCACCACAACAGTGGCAAGACCCGGTCGGGTGCGGAGTGGGTTATCGAGCAGGCCGCTCGCACCCCGGATTCGGAGTGGGCGGTTATTGCGCCGACGTGGCGTGACTGTCAGAAGGTGTGTTTCGAGGGCTCGTCGGGGCTGGTCAGGTCGTTGCTGCCAGGTGAGTTCGAGTCGATGAACATGTCAGCCCTGCAATTGCGCCTCACCAACGGGTCGCGCATTTATGGCTATTCAGCGGATAGGCCGGACCGTTTGCGCGGAGCTAACCTTTCCGGTGCGTGGATCGACGAGATTGCCGCGATGATCCATTCCGAGGATTTGATGGGCGAGGCTTTGATGCCCGCCCTTCGTATCGGTGAACACCCCCGCGTCATGATCACTACGACGCCGCGGCCGGTGAAAGTCATCAAGGATCTTGTGGCCCGCACCGACGGCTCCGTGGTGGTCGTCCGCGGTACCACCTGGGACAACGCCGCCAACCTGTCAAAGACGGCCCTCGCCGCGCTCCGCGCCCGCTACGAGGGCACCCGGATGGGTCGGCAGGAGCTTGAGGCGGAAATCCTCGAGGACGTCGAGGGTTCGTTGTGGTCCCGCAACGTCCTCGACGAGACCCGCGTGGACGCTGCCCCGCACCTGGTGCGGATCGTGGTCGCGATCGACCCGGCCACCACGTCGGGGGAGAAGTCGGACTACACCGGCATCATCGTCGCCGGCAAGTCGGCCGACGGGCAGCTGTACGTGCTGGAGGACTGCACCCTCAAAGGGTCGCCACATGCGTGCATGGTGGCCGCGGTCGACGCCTACAACCGGTGGCAGGCCGACCGCATCGTGGGCGAGGTCAACAACGGCGGCGACTACATCGAATCGCTGCTGCGCACCGTCGACCCCAATGTGCCGTACAAGACGGTCCGGGCTACTCGCGGGAAGACGGTGCGGGCCGAGCCGATCGCCGCCCTGTGGGAACAGGGCAGGGCGCACATCGTGAAGGTCCTCCCGCAGCTCGAGGACCAGATGTGTTCGTTCAGTCTGGAAGGCGCGACGGGTGAGCACGACGACCGGGTCGACGCGCTCACCTGGGCCGGTGTCGAGCTCGCGGTCGGCGGGTCGGCGATGACCTACCTGTCGGCGATCAGCAGGGTCTGCCCCAGCTGTGACATGCCGAACCGCAAAGTCGATGCGCAGTGCCGTGGTTGCGGCCATGAACTACCGCAGGTCGCCTGATCCCCAGCCAGGCGCCCGACACAAGATCGGCCGGTCTCCCGCTGGAACGAGAGACCGGCCGTAACGCCCCAGCCCCGGGCAGTCCTCCACGATCACCCAACCAGAAGCAGCGACCAGGCTACCAGCCGCCGATAACTGTCCGATCTGAAGCAACCTGCGCCGGGGGTGACACGTCGTGGCCCGTCGCCGCCGCAACCCCCGCCCACCTGGTCCTGCTGTGACCCCGACGCCGCGGGCGCAGGTCGAGGATGTGCGCGCGGTCATCCGCGACGAACTGTCGAAGGCGCTCGCGCTGCCGCCGGGAGCTCGCGCGACGGAGATGTCACCCGGCTACATGAACTCGCTGCAGCAGCGACGTGTCATGAACCGGCAGTCGGCCCCGCTGGCTCGTGGCCCGTTCAACAATGTGGCGTTCGGGCCGGGTGAACCACTCACCCCCGGCGTGATCGACCCACTGTTGGCGTCGGGGCGGCCCGCGCCGCGCCGCTACGACTACCAGGTGTCGCAGAACCTGAACACCACCAGCAGCAAGCTGGTGCCGTGGACGGTTCTGCGGGACGCAGCCGACCAGGTCAGTGTGGTGCGGTCATGCATCGAGGTCCGCAAGTCGGAGATGACCGGGCTCGAGTGGAGCTTCGGCGTCAACAGCGCACGGGCAAAGCAACTCGCCGAACGCACCGGCGAAACCCGGCGTGCCACCACCGCCGATCTGCAGGACCGCTACGCCGACGACATCGAACGCCTGCACCGCTGGTGGACGATGCCGGACCGGATCAACCGGTGGTCCTTCTCGGAGTGGCTCGGCGCCCTGCTTGAGGACCAGCTGGTCATCGACGCTGTAGCGGTGTACCCGCACCTGACGTTCGGTGGACAACTGCACTCGGCAGAGCTGATCGACGGCGCCACCATCAAGCCGCTGCTCGACCACCGGGGAGCGACACCGCAGCCGCCGCTGGCCGCCTACCAGCAGATCCTCCAGGGCTTCCCTCGCGGGGACTACACGGCGACACCGGCGGACACGCCGGACGCCGAGTTCACCTCAGCGGTGTACGGGATTATGCCGGGCGAGTCGGTGCCGACGGACGCGCTGATCTACAAGTTCCGGGGTCGCTCGACGGGGCGCGGACCGTACGGGTTCTCCTGCGTCGAGCAGGCACTTGCCGATATCGACTTGTGGATGAAGCGGTTCGACTGGCTGCGCAGCGAGTTCTCCGCCGGCGTGACCCCGGAGATGCTCGTCAACGTCGATGCCCCGCTCACACCGGAGCAGCTGCGCGAGTGGGAGTTCGTCTTCAACGACGACCTGTCAGGCCGCAGCGCGGACCGGCATCGGGCGAAGTTCCTGCCGGCCGGGTTCATGGCTCAATTCCCCGGCAGCTTCGACGCGAAGTTCTCCAGCGACTTCGACTTCCACCTCGTCCGCCTGATCTGCGCCGCCTTCGACGTCCTCCCCACCAGCATCGGGTTTACGCCGAACCAAGGAACCGGCGCCCTGAACGGAGCCACGGAGCAACAGCGCGGCGAGCGCGTGTCCCAGCTGCAGCGGGCGACGAAACCGACCGCTCAGTGGGTCACGGACCTGATCAACGAGATCTGCTACGCCTACCTCGGGATGCCGCCGGAGATCACGTTCCGCTTCCACGGCCTGGACGAGGACGACGAGGAGCGTGAAGCGGGCCTGCGCACCAAGTACCTCGGTGCTGGCGCGAAGACGCTAAACGAGGTCCGCGACGAGCTCAACCTTCCGCGGTACCAGTTCCCTGCGGCAGACCAGCCGTACCTCATCACCCCGACTGGCCCGGCGTGGATCAACGTCGACATTCAGCCCGTCGGGATCCCCGGCAACCTCCCCTCCCGCCCGGCCGACGCCGACGAGCCTCGTCCTGCACCTACGGACGAGGAACCCCCGGCGACTCCGCCGCAGGACGCGGCGAAGGTCGCTGAGGCGGGTGCGTTCCGCAGGTGGTCGCAGAAGACCCGCGGCAACCGCAAGTTCGAACTCCACCACATCACCGCGGACGAGCTCGAGGTGTTCGGGATCGAGCCGGACCTGGTCAAGGCCGCGGCAAGCCCGGGAAAAGCTTGTGGCCCGCATGGGCCTGGCAGGTAGATCAGCGCACCGCCACCTACTGGGCCGACCAGCTCGTCGCCGACATCGACATCGACGCCGACAAGCTCGCCCGCGCCTGGCTGGCCGCACAGGGCCAAAAAGCCCTGCTCGGCACGGCGGTGGCGTGGTTGAAGCGCCGCGCCCTCGGCCTCGCCGAACCGATCGGCCGCACGGTGCGGGGCGCTCTGTTCGACGGCTGGCGTATCGGCACCAGCGCCTCCGAAGAAGCCGCCGGCGTGGAGCAGTCCACGGCGACGAACTGGTCGAGGTGGAAACCCGGCGGTCCCACGACTGAGGCCGGTAAGGATCTGCAGCGCTTGTTGGACGACGCCGAGGTGACGATCAAATCGATCGAAGCCAACCGCATCGACGACCTCGCCAAGATCCTCGCCGACGGCCTCGACGCGGGCGGTGATGTCGACGAGATCGCCGACAAGATCCGGCCGCTGTTGAAGGACCCGCAGTGGGCCCACACGATCGCGGTGACTGAGACCTCGCGGGCGATCGCCGCGGCTGCGCACGCCACGTACGCCCAGTACGGGATCACGAAGATGTCGTGGCAGACAGCCGCTGACGACGCGTGCGGGCCTTGCTTGGCGAACGAGGCTGCCGGGCTGATCGGCATCGATGACCGGTTCCCGAGCGGGGACCAGTTCCCTCCCCAGCATCCGCGTTGCAGGTGTGCGATTTCGCCTGACGAACCCGGCTGACCTGCACGTTTCCCGTTTTCCGTTCTTCGGCCCCGAGCTCGACGCCGGGCCACGGCGCACACCTTGTCGCGCCCTATCCCGCAACCCGATGGAGAGCTGCAACCCATGGATATGACTTCGGTGTTCGCGCCGATCATGAAGAGCGCCGAGCAGGACGACGGAACGCTCCTCGTGTACGGCAAGGCCACAGACGACAGCCTCGACCTCGACGGCCAGCGCTGCGACAAGTCGTGGCTGTCCGAGGCTGTCCCCGCCTGGTTCGGCACCGGCACAGGGGTAGGCGGCAACATCCGAGCCCAGCACCGCGCGGATTCCGCCATCGGTAAGGCGATCGAGCACGAAGAGGCCGAGGACGGGCACTACATCACGGCCCGCATCGTCGACCGGGACGCGATCGCGAAGACGAAGGCGGGCGTGTTCACCGGCTTCTCGATCGGGATCAAGAGCCCGCGAATCGTGAAGAGCCCGTCCGCGCCGAACGGGGTGATCAACTCGGGAATGATCAACGAGATCAGCCTCGTCGACAGGCCGGCCAACGGGAACTGCACCCTGATGCTCACCAAGGCCGCCAAGCCCGGGATGGAACTCAATGCCGCCGACTACGACGAGGCGACGGGCCTGGTCAAGTGCGAGGAGCTCGTCGAGACTCCCGACGCGACCGACAAGGCAGTCGACGTCGAGCAGCCCGCAGATGCGGGCCTCACGGCTTCGCTCGCGGACCGGCTCCCGCCGGAGCAGGTGGAGAAGCTCGCCGCCGTCGCAGAGCCCGCCACGGTCGTGGAGGAGCCCGCACCGGCTGAGGACCCCACCGAGAAGTCCGTCGACGTCGACGCCGAGACCCCAGCCGATGTCGCGAAGGCTCTCGTCGCTGACGCGATCACCAAGGCCGACAGCGACGACATGGACGGCGGCTTCGCCGGCCCCGACGACGAAACCCTCGGCGCGTTCGCGATCAGCGTCATCGCCCGCCTGATCCAGTCCGAGGCCGGCGGCATGGTGTCGAACCCCAACGAGGATGACGACATCCGCTGCCTGCTGTCCGCGGTCGCGTCCCTGCGCTGGTATCTGCGTCGCGAGCGCCAGGAGGGCGACATCGGCGGCATGTCCGACGCTGCCCCGTACGCCTACGAGGCTGCCGCGACGGCGGACGAGAAGCCGGCAGAGCCGGTGGTCGAGAAGACCGCCGAGCCCACTGCAGTCGCTGCCGGCGTCTCGGTCGGAACCATCACCGAGCGCATCGTTAACACCGTCGACACCGCCCCCGTCACGGCGGACGACATCACGAAGACCACCGACGCGGACACCGTCAAGGCTGCCGTCGTCGAGGACGAGGAGAACCCGGCAGACGCGCTGGTCAAGGCGCTGTCGGCGGCCCTCGAAAAGTCCGACAACCCGCTCCGTAAGAGCTTCGAGGCCATCGTCAAGGCATCCACGGACACCATCGTCGAGTCGGCAGAGGCCACCGCAGAGGCAGTAAGTGATCTTGCTGCGCGGTTGGTGAAGGTCGAAAACATGGCCGTCCCCGGGGGCCCGGCGCTACGCCGCACCGAAGTCGAACGGACGAGCGCACGCCGCAACGACCTCGTTCGAGAGGTCGCGCGGTACAAGGCGCTCGAGCTGGACACGCACGACCAGATGCTCCGTAAGGGCTATGCGGCCACGGCCGCGCAGCTTGAGGCCGAGCTCAAGGCCCTCACGGCCTGATTCCCGCTAGCCCACGTTCCAGCCCCGCGAACCTGCTCCCCGGTTCGAGGGCTTTGCCAAGAAGGAGACGGGCAGATGCCTCTCCCCGCCGCCGCCGACATGTTCGGCGACACCACCAGCCCTGCCGAGATCGCGACCCGGTTCGAGGCGTTTAAGGACGCGCTCAACAAGTCCGCCGCGAACCCGACCAGTGCAGGCCCGTCGGCCGGCCCGGTCAGTGATGTCGCACAGATCCAGAACGCACTCGGGTCCGCGGAGCTCTCCAAGTCGCTGTCGCCGGAGACCATCGAGTCCATCCGCACCCAGCTGGCGCAGGTCGACATCCAGAAGGACCTGCTCGCTGGGACGAACGGTCAGCTCGGTGGCACCGGCGGCCTGCAGGCCTACGACCTCGAGGCCCCGGCCAAGCTCCTCGCCCCGCGCCCGACGCCGCTGCGCAACCGCATCCCCCGCCGCAAGGGCGTGGGCCTCGCGCACCAGTTCAAGCGCATCACCGGCTTCACCGGCACCGGCACCGGCGGTGTCGGCGTGCAGCGCCCGGGTATCACCGAGACCGGCACCAACGTGGTCGGTGGCCAGACGCTGCGCCGCCCCCCGTCGATCAGCTACGCCGGCGATCAGGTGTCGGTGCCCTACCTCGAGTTCGGTGCCAGCGACTCTGTGAGCTGGAAGGCCGAGCTGGCCGGGATGGGGTACCAGTCGATTCGGCAGCTCTCGCAGGCCAGCGTGCTGTACGCGAGCATGCTGCAGGAGGAGCGGCTCCTCCTCGGCGGTCGCGGCACCGCCGGCAGCTTCGCCGGTGCGCTGGCCGCCCCGACTGGTCTCACGACCCCCATCACGGCAGTGGGCTCCACGGGGTACACCCCGGTCTCGGGCTACACCACCAACATCTACGTCCGTGTTACCGCGGAGACGGTGTTCGGCGAGTCGGTCTCGTCCTCGGCGACCACCGTGGTCGGCGCGGGCGCCAGCTACATTCCGGTGTTCGCGACTCTGCCTGCTGGCGCGACTGGCATGCGGGTGTACGTGGGTACCGGCGCATCGGACCCGGGCCTTGCTGGCAGCTTCTTTGCGGGCCGCGTCTCCAATGGTGGCACGAACGCCACGACCAACCCGGGCTTCATCATCCAGGGTGCGATTCCGACCTCTGGCAGCGTCCCGCCTGCCGCGGACAACTCGGCGACGGCGACGGAGTACGACGGCATCCTGACGTACTGCACCGGGGCGAACTCCGGCTACGTCAAGAACCTCAACGGCACGCTGTCGACGTCGAACCCGGGCGACGAGTTCAACGTGGCGTTCGCCGCGCTGTACGACTCGGTGAAGGGATCTCCGCAGGAGATCCTGGCCAACGGCAACGACCGCAAGCAGCTGTCCGATGCCCTGAAGAAGGGCAGCACGTCGAACTACCGGATCACCGTCGACAATGCCAACGAGGCCCACGGCGCCACGATCGGCGCCATGGTGACGGCCATCCAGAACGAGATCACCGGTGACATCGTCGACGTGACGGTGCACCCGTGGCTGCCCCAGGGCAACATGCCGATCATCTCGTGGACGCTGCCCATGCCCGACAGCAACGTGTCGGACGTGTTCTCCGTCTTCAACGTGCAAGATCTGGCCATGTATGAGTGGCCCGTGAACCAGCTGTCTTACGACGTTAGTAGCTACTGGTTTGGTACGTTTGTCGCATATGCGCCTAGCTTCTGTGGCGCAATCACCGGCATCCAGAAGGCGTAAGAGGCTCGCCCAATTAGGCCAGCATGGGCCTGGGTGAGACGGTCTCATGACAGGCGCCATATCAGGTATAATCGCTGGTATGGCGCCTGCCGTGAGACCCGGTCTGACATGCCCCTTCGACTAAACCCAGACGCTGCAGCCGCGACGATGCGGGCAGCCGGACTGGAGCCACTTATTCCCTACCCAGGGGCGCGGGAGAAGTGGCCATGTCGGTGCGCCACGTGCGGCAAAGAGATCACGCCGCAGCTGGCCGACGTACGCGCGGGACACGGGTGCAAGTGGTGCGGCTACAAGGCCGCCACCGCAGCCCAGCGGATGTCCCACGAGGCAGCTGCTGCTGTGATGCTCAAGCACGGGCTCGAGCCATTGGACCCCTACCCAGGGTCCGCTCCCCGCTGGCGCTGCCGCTGCATGAAATGCGGCGCTGAGATCTTCCCCCGATACACCAACGTGCAGGCTGGGCAGGGCGGCTGTCGAGCCTGCGCCGGGGTGGCAACCGGCGACAGGTGCCGGAGCCCCGAGGCCGCCGCCATCGCAGCGATGAAGGCTTCCGGGCTGGAACCACTGGAGCCGTACCGCAACTCAACGACCCCGTGGCGCTGCCGGTGCACGGCCTGCGGCAACGAGACGTCGCCTCGGCTCAACAACATCAAGAAGGGTGCGCGCTGCAAGTGGTGTGCGGGCAACGCTGTCGACCCCGATGCGGCAGCCGCAGTCATGCGCACCGCAGGCCTTGAGCCCCTCGCCAGCTACGCCGGCACGCACGCGCCGTGGCCGTGCCGGTGCCTGACCTGCAACCGCTCTGTCAGTCCCTCATACAGATCGGTACGAGGCGGACACGGCTGCCGGTACTGCAACGACACGGCCATCAGTCCAGAGTCCGCCATCGCAGCAATGCGAGCGGTCGGCTTGGAACCTATGGAGCCGTACCCGGGGTCGAACCGACTGTGGGCCTGCCGGTGTGGCAAGTGTGGGCGGTCAGTGAAGCCGCGGTACAGCACGGTCGCCCAGGGCATGGGCGGTTGCCGATGGTGCCGGAACTCGGGCTTCAAGGTCGACGACACGGCGGTCGTGTACCTGATCAGCCACGCAGGATTCGGCGCACTGAAGATCGGCATCACTGGTACCGACGACATCCGTCTGGCGCACCATCGGAAGCATGGCTGGGAAGTCGTCACGGTCGTCACGATGCCGGGCCATCTGGCCATCGTCGCCGAACGGGCGATCCTGGCGGAGTGGCGAACCGGTCTAGGACTTCCGCCGTATCTCAGCAAGAAGGAGATGGCGCGCGGCGGCTGGACCGAGACTGTCGATGCTGACGCAGTCGATGTCCCCGCCACCGTCGCGCGTATCAGATCCCTCGCCGCCGCCGAGAACGAGCAGGTCGGCGCCTAACGGTCAATAACAGCAAGGGGAGGGCATCAGCTGCGGCTGGTGCCCTCCTCCATGCCCAGCGGAAGGCTTCGTATGTCCCAGCCCGTCAAGCGTGGACCGGGACGGCCACGCAAGCAGCAGCCCGCACCTGACCCCACCCCGGATGTTGTCGCGGCGGAGGTTGCGGCAGTCGAGAAGCCTGCGAAGAAGAACGACGACCCGCGGATCGGTATGGACTGCGACCCGTCGTGGAGCAGCGTCGGCTACGGCGACGACGGCTCCACGTACCGATGCGAGAACGGCAAGATCGTGGAGCGGGTGCTCTGATGGCCGTGTATAGCGCCTCCGTGTCGATCCCGAGCGGTTACGACACCGGCGGCAACTACGTTCCGCCGGAGGTCACCGAGCTCTTCCCGCCGAAGGAGTGCGCAGTCACGGTTCGGCTACGCACCACCTCGACGAGCGTCCAGATCGGCGGGCCTGGGACGGGCAATCAGAACTGGCCGCTACCCGCCAACGTGGAGTACGTGCTGACCCTGGCCCCCAACGAGGTGCTGGTTGGTCTCTTCAACGGCAGCACGAGCAACCCGACGCCGCTGATCGCCAACGTGGCCGTCCTCGTGACCGGGCTGCCCTGCTGATGGCGCGCCTCCTGTCTCCCGACGACGCCTGCATCGGTGTCGACGTGCCGACGAACCGCGGCACCGCCCGGTATGACGGCCGCACGATCGATGTCACGAACCCGGTGCACGCTCGAGCGTTGAAGGCGGTCGGCTACACGGTGGCTGGCACCGATCAGGGCCCGGCCCGCGCCTCTGGTTTCCGGTGCTCGAGTTGTTCGTTCCGTGGCTGGTTCAAGACCTGTGGCCGCTGTGGCGCCGCCTGCGTCCGCGGTGACGCCCCGACGACCGGAGAGGCCGCCTGATGGCCACATATCTACCCACCAGTAGCTTGTCGCCGCTGTACACGTTCGTGCAGTACTCGTCGACCGTGAGCGCCTTGGAAACAGCGTTGCAGGCGGCGTTCCCTAGCCAGAACGTGCAGGTGTACGCCGACGACCAGTCCGCCGGTAACGCGCTCGTCGTGGCGAACCAGCAGACGGTGTTCACCGTGCCCAGCGGCTACTACGTCGGGTTCAACGGGTCCTGGGCCAAGTACAGCGCGGCGCAGATGGCGGGCGGCGTGAACTCGCTGTTCACCGCGTACCCCTGATCGGCTCCTCCTGACCTGTCCTCGTCTCGTCTGATTGGTAGGGGAGGGCTGGCTGGTGCCTGTCGCGTCGAAGGTGTCCACGTCGGGGAAGACGGTTCCGTTCATCACGGTCGCCCAGTTGATGGATTCGCCGATCTCGAACCAGTTGCAGAAGCTGGTGCCGCGGCACAGCGATGCGCAGCGGGATGCGGAGTTGTCGCGGATCATCACCCGGGTCACGGCGATGATCAACGCGGAGGTGTCGCAGAACCTCGCCGCCACCGTGGATGTCGAGGTGGGGCAGGTGCGGGTGGATGCCGACGGGCATTTGAACATTCACACCCGGGCGAACCCGATCATCGATGTGTTGTCGATCGAGGTCGGGGCCAGCCCCACCGCCGCCAGCATGACCGCGGTCCAGGACCTGTCGGGCCTGGTGTTGGACCCGTGGCGGATCAAGATCCCCAACTACGGTCGGCCCGGCAGCAGGTTGTGGGCGCGGTTCACCTACATCAACGGATACCCCGTCACCACCCTCACAGTGCCGGCGGTGGCGGGGGAGTCGACGATCACCGTGAAGGACCCGACGGGGATCCTGCCGGTCAACGTGCCTGACATGACCGGCCGGGTTTTGACCATCACTGATGGGCGGCTGCTCGAGCAGGTCACCGTGGACACCGTCGCCGGGAACGTAGTTACGACCGCGGCGCCGCTGCTGTTCGACCACAAGGCCGGCACCGGCGTGAACGACCTCCCTGAGGACATCGAAGAAGCCACCCTCCTGCTGATCTCCCGCCTGCACGACACCTGGTCGCTGTCCATGGGCGCGATCACCACGGACGGCTCGGGGGCGAAGATCCCCGGCGCCACCGTCAAGCGCGCCATGTGTGATGCCGCGGTGATGTTGAACCCGTACCGCAGGATGTGGTGACGCGGTGATCGGGTTCGTCGAGATCCGCGACACCCTCGGAGCGGCGATCAATCGGGTGCTGCCCGAGATGAACGTGTACAACCACGTGCCCCGCTCCCTGGTGCCGCCCGCGGCGATCGTGCGGCCGACACCGAACAGCACGGTCGACTACGAACAGATGTACTCGTCCAGCCAGGCGGACTGGATGTGGACGTTGATGCTGGTCGTGGGGCAGATCGACGACGAGTGGGCGCAGGACAAGATGGGCGAGTTGATCACTCCGCGCGGGGAGATGATCCGCGCAATCAACGCTGTCGAGTTCACCGACCCCGACTCCGGTTCGGGTATCGGGTGGGCGCGCGCGGTGCGCGGCGGCATCTCGCAAATGAACTTCGGCAAGGCGCTCTACACCTACGCAGAGATCACCGTCCGCGTCACCGTCTGACCATCTTCCGTACCGCCGTGGGCCCTGGTCGTGGCCGCGCGCCCTTTCCCGTTTCGAAGCCTCGGAGGCGTCGTGGCAGACAAGCAGTACACCGTCGTGCGCGGATTCCGGTACGTCGACCCCCGCACCGGCGAAAGCAGCTTCTTCGAAGCTGGCGACCCCTACACCGGTCCCGCATCGAAGATCACCGACTACCTCGACCCGATGGGCCCCGACCTGTGCGGGCCACTCATCGCTGAAACCTCTGCAAAGCCCGCACCAGTCAAGTCGGCGGACAAGTCCGACCCCAAGGAGAGCTGACCAATGGCCGTCGACCTCAACCAGGTGACCGTCTCATATCCGGGCTTTAAGGCGCAGTGGGGTATTGAGCAGTATCTTTTTGGCGCCCAGGGCAACGACATCTCCCATTCCCGCAAGGCCGACGAGATCGACGGCTCCGGGTTCGGGACGAGGGTGAAGAACAACCTGCCGGGTATGCAGGAGGCGAAGCTGTCGATCAAGGGATTGGCGGCGATGGAGAAGGGTGCCATCACCAGCATCCTGAACCAGTGGCACGGCCGGAAGTCGCAGATCCTCGCTTGGTACGCCCTGCAGGGTCTCACCGCTGGCAGCCCGATCACGATGCAGCCGTCGTCGCTCACCGACAACTCGGTCAGCGCGAAGCTGAAGGACGCGGTCGACTTCTCCGTCGAGCTGTCGGCGCGCGGCGCCTACGACGACGGCACCATCATGCTGTCCCCGGGCACCCTCCTCACCACCACCTCCGGCACCGGCCCGCTCGACGACAACACCCTCTACGGCGGCGCCACCACCACCGGCGGGGCAGCACAGCTGCACGTGTGGGCGTTGGACGGCGGCACCACCCCGTCGGTGACGGTGAAGATCCAGCACTCCCCGGACGGCACCACCTGGACCGATCTGGTGACGTTCGCGTCGAAGTCGGCGCCCGGTGCGCAGCGGATCACACTCCCGTCCACGACGACGGTGAACGCGAAGCTGCAGGCCACCTGGACCCTCACCGGCACCCCCACCGGGGTGCAGGTGTTGTGTGCGTTCGCGCGCGGCGTCAACCTCGACGCTTAGCCGGTCGCTGTGGCTGATCGGGACGACTGCCTGTACACGATCGGGATCAGCGCCTCCGCAGTGTTGGCGGCGCTCGACCCGAACAACGTGCTCGTCGCCGGCTGCCACGTCAAACGCGGCCCGGCCCCGTGCCCCGAGTGCGCCCTGAACGACGACTGCACCGTCATCCCGCTGCACCCCAACTGTGAGTGCGAAGCCGAACCGTTCCTGCTCGGCACAGGGAACTGACCACCTACGGAAGAAGATCCATAATGGCTCGAGGAACCGCGGCGGCTTCCTCCACCGACACCGACGATGATGGCGAGCTCGACTTCGAACTCGTCACCTCCGCACGACAACTCGCAGCAGCACCCCCGCTGCGCCGCGAGGCCGTCACCGTCCCCGAGTGGATGACCACCTCGGGGAAGACGGCACGGCTGATGGTGTGGGAACTGACCGCCCTCGATTACGGCGACTTCATCGAAGAGGGCCGCACCTACAAGGACGGCGCCATCGTCTCCTACGACTCGCGCCGTGAGGATGTGCGGTTCCTGGCGTGGTGTGTGCGCGACCAGCACAACAACCGGCTGTGGGCCAAGAGCGAAGAGGCGTTCCCCGTCCTGGGCCAGTTGGGTCGCACCACGCTGAACGTGTTGATGGCGGCGGCGAACCGGTGCAACCAGGCTAAGGCGGCGTCGACCGGGGGAAACTCGCCGGAAACCCAGAGCGACTCCTAGCGCTCGACTTCGCGCTACGTCTGGGTTTCCCCTCCGCCGACCACTTCCTGGCCGCGATCACCGCAGGCCAGTGGAAAGAGTGGTGGGAGTACGCGAAGATCCGCGGCCCGATCGGACCCCACCGCGACGACACCTACGCAGCGATGGTCTCCATGTACACCATGGGGTCGCGAATGACGAACAGTTCCGAACTCAGCTTGCAAGATTTCGCGCCCCCGTGGGCGCAACCCGACCCCAACGCTGACATCGACGACGACTGACCTGGGTGGGGGTGGCTGGTGCCGAACCTCGACCTGGTGATGACCGGCGACTGCATTTCCGCAGTCACCGCGCTCGGCAACACCGAACGCGCGGTCCGATCGCTGCAGTCCCGTGCCGGGTCGGGTGTCGGAGTCGCTATCTCGGTGGGTGGGGCACGAGCCGCGACAAAGGATCTCGGGTCGGTCTCCTCCGCCATCACCGGCACCACGGCAGCAGCGGGTGCGCTTAACCGCACCCCGGTCGGGTCCAGTCTCGCCGCCGGCGCTGTCGCAGCCCGCGGTTTGACCGGGTCCCTCGCCGGCACCAGCAGTGCTATGCGGGCCGCGGGGACGTCGTCGGCGGGGATGGGTGTGGCGGTGCTCGCCGCCTCCAGCCGGGTCGGGGCGGGCGCTGCCGCGGCACGGACGGCCGCGGCCGGGCATCGGGCGCTGGCTGGGTCGATGACCAGTGTGGCGGCCGCGGCGGAGGCGTCCCGACGGCACCAGGCGGCGATGCTGGACGAGCTGGCCCGCGGCGGAAATTTGGCGGCCGCGCAGCGTGCCGGGATTGTGTCCGCGTCTGATGTGGCCGGTGCGCAGCGGCAGCGGGCGTTGGCGATGGCTGGGGTGGCGCACGCGAACGAAATGGCGGCGAACCAGCGGATGGTCGCCGCCGGGTTTGCGCCGTCGTCGGCGGCGATGCGGTCCGCCACCCGTGACGCCTCGGCGCTTGCGGCCGGGACCCGGGATTTGGCCCGGGCTACGGCCGGGCTGAACGAGGCAACGTCGGGTCCGGCCGCGCTTGCGGGTGGGGTTCGTCGCCGGTTCGGCACGTTCTCCGATATTGGGGCCGGGTGGCGGGAAGGTGTTGCGCAGGCCCGCGCCGAACGCGACGCCGCCCGCGGCGCCAGCGGCCTACCCCCAGTTGTCCCACCCCGCGGCGGTGGTGGTGGCGG